GCATTCTCGTGGTGCTAGCAGCGCTGGAGTTCCTGCGCTCAGTCCACCTGTTTGAGCATCCCATCCTGAGCCTGTCGTTCTACCTGGTCGCCACCGGCGCCTTCGGCTTGCTGCTGGAGCTGGCAAAGGGCTACTGGGTGAGTCCCTGGGCGGTTGTGCTGCACCTCGGTGTCGTGGTGTACGCCTGGTGCCGGCGCACGCACATCTTCCGGGATGATTGGTCGTGGGATGGCGTAGACCGACGTCGCCGATTTGGAAAGTAGATAGGAGTAGATATGGCCGGCAGACCAAAAGGGCTGCCCAAGACTGGCGGCCGGAGAAAAGGCACGCCGAACAAGGCCACTGCCGACATCAAGGCCATCGCTCAGCAGTACGGAGAGGAGTCGATCCTTGGCTTGATCGAGATCGCCCGAGATACCGATGCGCCTCATGCGGCGCGTGTTGCTGCCTACAAGGACATCCTCGACCGCGGCTATGGCAAGCCGACACAAAGCGTCGACCTCTCGTCTACGGACGGCACCATGTCGCCGAAGAGCCTTTCCGACTTCTATGCAGGAATCCCTCCCAAGCCTGAATCCGGTCCTTCGTGACTTCTGGCTTCAGCCAGCGCGGAACCGGGTTCTGTACGGAGGTCGGTCGAGCTCCAAGTCATGGGATGCAGCTGGGTTCGCGGTGTTCCTAGCTCAGCAGTGCAAAGTGCGCTTCCTGTGCGCCCGCCAGTTCCAGAACAAGATCGAGGAATCGGTCTACACGCTGTTGAAGGTTCAGATCGAGCGGTTCGGCCTACGTGACCAATTCCGCATCCTGGACAACAAGATCATCCACAAGCGGACAGAGAGCGAATTCCTCTTCTACGGCCTGTGGCGCCACATCGACGAGATCAAGTCGCTGGAGGGCATTGATGTCCTCTGGATCGAAGAGGCCCACAACCTCACCGAGGCGCAATGGGAGATCCTGGAGCCGACGATCCGTAAGCAGGGATCGCAGATTTGGGTGATCTTCAACCCGAAGCTGAGCACGGACTTTACCTACAAGCGCTTTGTGGTCAATCCGCCGCCGAACACGGTGAAGCGGCTGATCAACTACACGGAGAACCCTTTCCTCTCCGACACGATGCTTTCGATCATCGAGGCAGCCAAGGAAGAGGACGAGGAAGCCTACGGGCACATCTACCTTGGCATCCCAAGGGACGATGACGACGCGGCGATCATCAAGCGTTCGTGGCTCATGGCTGCGATCGATGCGCACAAGGCGCTCGGCATCACCCCATCAGGATCGAAGCGACTCGGCTTCGACGTGGCCGACAGCGGTTCGGATGAATGCGCCCAGGTTCTTGCACATGGTTCATTGGCCACGTGGTCCGACAAATGGAAGGCTCGGGAAGACGAACTTCTCAAATCGGCCACTCGGGTTTGGGATGAAGCCAGGAAGCGTGATGCGCTGATCACCTACGACTCGATTGGGGTAGGCGCAGGGTGCGGAGCCAAGTTCAACGAGCTCAACGCTGCGCGTAAGGATGGGTCCTCGGTGCTCCATTCGAAGTTCAACGCTGGTGGGGCTGTGTTCAAGCCCGAATCGATCTACTCGCACGGCACAAAGAACAAGGACATGTTCGCCAACATCAAGGCCCAAGCCTGGTGGCTGGTGGCTGACCGTCTGCGCAACACCTTCAACGCCGTGAAGAACGGCCACCAGTTCGACGTGGGCGAGATGATCTTCATCGACAGCGCCATGCCGAACCTGGATCAGTTGATCGACGAACTGGCCACGCCCAAGCGCGACTACGACAACCTCGGTCGCGTGAAGGTTGAGAGCAAGAAGGACTTGGCCAATCCCAAGCGAGAGGGAGGGCCTATCCCATCACCCAACCTGGCGGACGCCTTCATCATGGCATTCGCGCCCGGCCAGCAGCCGATGCGCATCAACCCGGACTTGTTGAAACGAGCATGAACATCCTGAACCTCTTCCGCCGCCGCGCTGAGCCTATCGCCACGCCGGCGGAGAAGGAACGGATGCGCATCAACTCGATGGTCCTGGCAAAGGCCATGGAGACCACCAGCCCGGCGCTGAAGCGTATCGATCTGATGCCATATGAGCCGCCGGCTGGTGTGGTTCCTGCTGCGCAGCTGAAAGCCGTCATGGCCATGGACGCCACGCCCTACGACTACCTGAACCTGACCGGCTTTAGTGGTGGCTTTCCAGGTTATCCCTACCTGGCCGACCTCTCCCAGCGTGCCGAGTACCGCAAGATGGTCTCGCGCCTGGCGGAGGAGATGACTCGGAAGTGGATCGAACTGAAGACCATCGGTGACGACGACAAGTCGGACAAGGTGGCTCAGCTCAACGATGCCCTGGAACGCTACAAGGTCCGCGAGCTGTTCAAGGAAGCCGCCGAAGATGACGGCTACTTCGGCCGTGGGCAGCTGTACATCGAGGTCAAGGCGCCTCAGGGGACGGTTGCTTCGGATGACCCGATTGAACTGGCCTCGCCACTGTTCCTGGCCAAGGAAAAGATTGCCAAAGGCTCTCTGGTTGCCCTGCGCAAGGTCGAAGCGGTTTGGACCTATCCAGGCGTGTACCAAAGCACCAACCCCCTGAAGGCCGACTACTACAAGCCTCAGGAATGGTTCGTCATGGGCCAGACCGTGCACCACTCGCGCATGCTGATGTTCGTCAGCCGCGAAGTGCCGGACATGCTCAAGGCGGCGTACAACTTCGGCGGCCTCTCGCTGAGCCAGATCGCTGAGCCTTACGTGAACAACTGGCTGCGCACGCGCAACAGCGTGGGTGATCTGGTGCACAGCTTCAGCCTGTCGATCCTGAAGACCAACATGCAGGCCACGCTGAGTGGCGCGGCCGATCCGAGCCTGTTCATGCGGGCGGACCTGTTCAACCAGGTGCGCGACAACCGCGGACTGATGTTGGTGGACAAGGATTCGGAAGAGGTCGAACAGATCAACACCCCGCTGTCGGGCGTGCATGAGCTGCAGGCCCAGGCTCAGGAACACCTTTGCTCGGTGTCCAACCTGCCCTTGGTGATCTATACCGGAATCACCCCGAGCGGCCTGAACGCCTCCAGCGAAGGTGAGATTCGTGTCTTCTACGACTACGTGAAAGGACAGCAGGTCTCGATCTTCAAGGACAACCTCAAGAAGGTGCTGGACATCATCCAGTTGTCCGAGTTTGGCGAGATCGATCCAGACATCACCTTCGAATTCGTGCCGCTGTACGAGATGAGCGCGAAGGAGTTGGCCGATATCAGGAAGTCGGATGCGGACATGGATGCGGTCTACATCGACCGCGGCGTACTTGGCCCCGAGGACGTGCGGGAACGCTTGGCCTCTGATCCGGACAGCCCATACCACGCCCTGGAACTGAGCGATGACTTCGACGCGGACGAAGAACCGGAAAAAGACGCCCCGGACGATCCGGCAGGTTCGTCCTAACGCCGGCATCCGCGCCTGGTACCAGAAGCAGCTGGATGACGCGATCGACGACATGCAGAACTCGGTCGTGTACTGGCTGAAGGCTGCCTACCGCGACACGCCATTCGCTCAGGACGCCAACCCAGCGACGGTGATGCGTGACGCCATGCGCCGCCTGACCCAGCGCTGGCAGCGTCACTTCGACGTGATGGCGGAGAAGCTGGCGAAGCGGTTCGCTGACAAGTCGCTGAACGCTTCGGACGTCTCGCTCAAAACCGCGCTGAGCGACATGGGCTTCACCGTCGAATTCAAGATGACTGAGCCCATGCGCACGGCCTACCAGGGCGTGATCAACGAGAACATCAACCTGATCCGCAGCATCCCTGAGCAGTACCTGACCCAGGTCGAGACGATGGTGATGCAGTCGGTTCAGCGCGGGCGCGACCTTTCCACGCTGACGCAGGACTTGCAGTCACGCTACGGCGTCACGAAACGTCGCGCGGCGCTCATCGCCAAGGATCAGAACAACAAGGCCACGTCAGTGATGACCTCGGCCCGACAGCAAGCTCTGGGGATTACCCATGGCATCTGGCGCCACTCGCACGCTGGTGCTGAGCCGCGCAAGTCGCATGTCGCGGCCGATGGAAAGCAGTTCGAGCTGGCAAAGGGCATGTACATCGACGGCGAATGGATCATGCCGGGCGAAAAGATCAACTGCCGGTGCGGTTGGAAGCCGGTGATTCCAGGTTTCGACTGAGCACAACACATGGCCACTACAACCCTGACCGCCTCGGTGAAGCTGCGCCGATGGGCGTGGCCTCTGCTCGTGGTCATCAACTGCGCCCGACACCTGTGCGGGAAGCCCATCTGGGTTCCGCTCTGGGTTTTCTCGATAAGGATTGAACGTCATGCCGCTGAAGAAAGGCAGTTCCGAGGCTGACATCTCGGCCAACATCGCGGAGCTGATCCGGGCTGGCCATCCTCGCGAGCAGGCTGCGGCGATCGCGTATCGCGTCGCTGGCGTGGATGAAGCAAGTCCTATGCGTCCGGCCTACGCTGCCGACATGAGCGACGAGGACTGGACGAACCTGGTCGATCTCTTCGCGAAGTGGGTGGGTGAGGAAAGCAAAGAGCCCGAGCACGCCCAGGACCTGCTCACGGAAGGCCTCCAGCGCGCGCGTGGTGAGCGAATTGCCTTCGACCGCGCCACGGTGCGCCGGATAGACGCTGACGGCCGCATGCATGTCTCTGTAAGCCCGATCAGCAAAGCCAATGTCTGCCCCTACTTCGGCAGGGAAATCCCTGGCGGCGAGGCGATGGGCCTGGAGCCCGAGCGCATCTATCAGCTCTACCGCGATCCTGGTGAACTGGCCAAGGGCGTTGCGACCTTCAACAACATTCCGCTGCTGAGTCGGCACATCGCCGTCAGCGCGGCTGATCCGCAGAAAGAATTCGTGGTGGGCGCCACCGGCAGCAATGCCGAGTTCGTCGATCCCTTCCTG